TCTGGTTCTATTGTTTTTACAATCTTAATTAAGTCCATCTCTTATTCCTTTTAAAGTTCTTATTTCTGCATTGTTTACCTCTATCTTTATTTGCACCTCCAGTATATCTAATTGTCTTACGATCCACCAATCATCTTTACCTTTAGCATAAGCTCTAATAATTTCTAATGTTTCTTCCATTTGTTTTTGTTTTAACTGTTAAATAATATTAATACCATTGATATAAACCATAAGGTCATATAAGCTACAATCATAATCATTGCAAGTCCAAATAAGAACTCTCCAAATATTGTAAGTATCTTTTTCATAATTATACGTTAAAGATTAATCCGATTAATAATCTACCTATAAAATAGCTTGGTGCTAAAATCAATAATAATGTTTGTAATTTTTTCATCTTGTTTTTGTTTTTTATATTAATTTAAAGTTATTTACATCTTTAACGTGATACTTTAATCTTTTTTTAGCATCATTTGACGTTCCGTAAGTATAAATACTAATTTCTGTTTGTGCATCTGATATGCATTGAAATACATAAGTTTTTAATGGTGGCATAATTTTAAATTTTAGTTTGACTTAATATCTTAAAACTTCTAATATCACACGCTAAATTCACACCATTATAATACGAAGCCTCACTAACTGTTAAGCAAGGTACTAATTTTGTATCAGCAAAAAGACCATTTTTTATGGTTTTTATCTCAAAATATGGCTTGTACTTTTTATGCAATTCTATTGTATTGTAAATAGTTTCCTTAGTATTATCACTATATTTAACCTCTATGGTTGTTTTCCAAGTGTAAAATCTTTGCTCGTTATTATTAGCACAATTTGTTAAAAAAAATGCACATAATACTACTTTTAAAATTGTTTTTTTCATAATTTATGTATTTAATGTTTAGACATTGACCTTACTTTTAGACCAAAAGTTTCTTCAAACCAATCTATAGCAGCTCTTACTGTTACAAAATCTAAAGTCATTATTTCAGTTTTACTTTCTCCTAATCCGTTTTTGAATGTAATTGTAAATTTATTCATAATTTTTGTTTTAATTAATAATACTCAAAACTACATAAAATAAACGTTATAAAAAAACTTATTAACAGATTTTAACATTTCTTTAACATTTTAAATAAAAAAAAGAGATACTAATTTGTATCCCTTATTCTTTCTATTTCTCGTTCTAAATAGTCTTTTGCCTTTAATAAGTCTTGTAACTCATCCTTTTTCTTTCCAGCTCTGCAAATATACTTTAGTATGTTACCTCTGCTAAAATTAAGGTTAAAATCATTTACAACGTCAATTACGTCATAACCTTTACCATTGTCGTAGTGTACTTGTGTGCTTCTCATTTTTCGTATATTAAAGTTATTATTATTTGAAAGATACCAATGTATAATACTATATCTTCTTCATATATTTCTTCATCATCAAAAGGGTAATGTCTAACCCCAAACAGAAAGCCTTTAAAAAACCCAGCTTTAATCTCGTATCTTATTAAATTCATAGTTGTATATTTTAGTGTATAAATCCCAAATAGCTTGGAACGATCCTTGTTTATTAAATTCTTTTCCTTTCATATAGTAATTACCTTTTATTCTATTACAGTACACTTTAAACATATTACCAGATACAACTGGATAAATAATAAACCCTTTTTTAAAACAATACTGCTGATGCTCATAATTACAATTTTTTAAAACAATCTTCTTTTTAATCTTTGGCATTTAATTCTTCATATATGTCTATTAACTCTAATGCTTTTTCTACACCCTTTGCTTCACAGAATCTTTTTTGTTCAAATAATTGCAGCCAATATTCCATAATGTCTTGCCTATCTCCATTTGCAAAGTAGCTATCAATACAACTTCTGTATGCTATCTTTTCTTTATTTCTACAAAGTTCCTCTTGTAACATAATCTTCTATGTTTTCTGTTTGTAAATAGTCATAGTATCTTTCTGTTGCAATATCTAGTTTTCTTTTACCACTATCAATAAAGTCTTGTGAACATTTAAAGATACCAACATCAAGTGTACTTTTATCAACTACAATAAATTCAAAGTCAAATGCTCCAAACAATTCTAAATACAATGCAGCTTGTAAGTCATAAGAAAAGTGATGTGCAGACCTTTGAAATGATTTTATATCAGCAGTTGTTTTTAAATCTATTACAACACCATCTTTTAATATATCTGCTTTACCTCTAAATGCTAAATCATTATAGGTATCAATTGCTGGTATTTCGAATCTTGCACCCTCCAGTAGATTCTTTACATCAGTTACACTTCGTACCCTTTCAGATATCTTCTTTGCTTTATGATATTCTGAGTTTGTAAATACGTTGTGTGAGCCAACTTCTTGTACTGCAAGTTTATATTGCTTTGATGCTTTTGTACCTTCTGTAAAAGTTAAGTATTCTACCTTTTCTGGTTCAAGTACCATAAGGTGTATTAATTGACCATCTCTTAATGCTTGTACATTTGTTTGCTTTTCTGTTAGTGAACGATAATAAGCATAAGGAGAATCTAAAAGTTTCTTTGATGCTGAACTTGATAATGCATTTACACCAAGATAACCATAGTAGAACTCATCATCCATCATTTTGCTTAGAATATCTTGCTTGTCAAATACTTCGTTGTTTAATAGTTTAATTGTTTCCATTTATTTTAGTTTTATTGCTTGTTTTATATTTATTTCTGTTACTTCTTTTTTGATCCATTGTCTATTCTTAAACTCTGATGTTGCTGGTAATGATTTCTCAAACCATTTTAAATCTATTTTGTTTAAATTAAATAGATAGATTCCCTCTGGTGTACTATTAATGTATATTGGTACGTCAAAGTGTTTATTTGATTCTTTTATTAAAGCATCGTATTTAGGCTTTTCCAGGAGTAAAGTATTGTAATGCTTCTTTCTGCATTTTAATTCTATTCTGCTTTGTGTTTCAATGTCGTAGCAATCCCATCTTGATATTGGATTTTTACTATTTACTAATGTTTTGTAATGGTTAGTTGATAGCCATTCAAATAAATCTTTTTCTTTCCAATTTTCCATAGATGCAATATAACCATAAAGTTACTTAAAATTCAAAATCGTTATTAACAAATTCTGGTAGTATGTTATCGTTTACTATAAAGCTAAATGGATCAAAACTTCTATTTCTACTTCTTTTACATTCGACAGATATCCAGCCTTTATTAATTTCATTTTTTTCTAACTTAATTTGTGTCTCTGCTTTCTTCTCTAACGCACTACCTAAATTTCCAGTTGGCTTATCACTTCCAAAGTTTTGATGTATAATTGTTAATATATGACATTCTTTTTTTGCAGTCCAAGTCATAATCTTTTGTACAACAGAATTAGTTTCTGTCATTGAATTTACATCATTTAATAAATCTGCTACACCATCAATAATAACTAATCCTATTTTATCATCATTAAATTTATCAAACAGTATGTAATCAATAAATTCTACTCTTTCAGTTGGTGTCATTGGTCTTAAAGCATAGGTATGGTAGTTGTCATCAGTTTGCAGCTCATTCATTATTACTGGTCTGCGAAATACTTTCTGACAATGAAACTTACCCTGCTCTGTATCAAAATGTATTATCTTTCTACCTCTTCTATGTCCTTTTATAGTACCAGTAAATTTATTGCCTCCACTTTGATATGCTGATACAAGTAAACTTATAAAAAATGATTTACCTACTTTTGGAAATGCTTGTACAAAACTAAAGTTGCCATCTGTGCCAATTGGTATTGGGTATTCTATTTCATTACCCTCAACATCTGTATCTATGTAAGAACCACAACTAAGTGATACTGGAGGATATTTAATAACTTCTGATATATCTACATTTGCATCTTCTTCAAGCAACTGCATTAACATTCTATGTTCTTCTATCTGCTCATTGGTTTTTATTTTTTGCGTCATCTATGTATTTCTGTATTTTTGTTTTATAATATTTACCAAGTACATTGTCATTTAAGAATTTATCATTTTCTAAAACGTTTTCTGTAAATTGTAACTTAGTTTCATAATAACTCATCATTGTCTTGTTATAGCAAATGTATATAATTTCTCTGTAACAATCTTCAATCTTCCATTTTTTACTTTCTTTATTGCTTCCAGTGTACTT